ACGGCGGCGCCGCTGCCGCCGGTACCGGCGAGGGTCCAGACTTCGTGAGTATGGCCTTTCAGCTCGTCGGCCTGGAAGTCGCCGAACTCGCGCTCCGGATCGACGCCGCGACCGTCGTCCCAGCCGCGGAGGAACTCGCCGCGCAGGTCGGGCAGGTTAAAGGTTGACACATTGTCGCCGCTGCCCCAGGTGGTGCCGATAGAGGCGAAGAGCGCCGGGTACTGGGCGCGCAGTACGGCCTGGCCGCGGCACTGCAGCCAGCCGGTCGGGACGGTGGGCATGGCGAAGGCCATGACGGCGCCGGGCGGGACCAGCATGGCGGCGGTGTTGCCGGCGAGGGTAGCGGCATCGGTGACCGGCGGGGAGTTGTAGGAGAGCAGCTGCCAATAGGTGCCGTCATAGGCCACCTGGATGATCTGGGTGGCCTGGATATCGCCGGCAATGAGATTGCTGCCGCCGAGCTTCTTGATAGCGAGGGCGCCGAGGCCGTTGAGGTTGAGGGTGGCGGCGCCGGTGTTGGTGGCCGCCACCCTGATCTCGATGGGGAGGCCGATGACCAGTGCGGGGAGCTCGTGCGGTACGGCGGCCACCAGGACATCGGCAACACCGGTATCAACGGCGTAATCGAGGGGGGCGGAGCCGTCCTGGTCGAGGCCGTCGTGGCGGTGGCGGAAAACGTTATTCAGCCAGGCGGCCAGCACCTTGGTACCGGGGGTTTTGGTGGCCGGAACCCCATCGTTAAAGGTTGTTTTCATACTACCTCCAAATAAACGAAATTCAGATGGATATGCCCTGGCTTCAGGTCGAGCAGCAGCGCCTCCAGTTCGGGTGCGGGGTTGGCCGGACCGGCGAGGATGACGACCAGCCAGCAGGCCGGCAACAGCGCCGGCGAGGATTCCATGCCCAGGTTGTCGCCGGCTCCGGAGACGCCGGCGGAAAAGTCCTGCCACGCTTCGAAACAGAGCATGTCGCCGATGGCGTAGTAGCCGATGATCGGGGCGATATAGTCGTCGATTCTGATCGTGAAGCCGTACATGGCTGCCAGGGCGACGTAGTAGGGTTTTTTGATGTCGCCGTCGGTGACGTGGTACCAGGCGGCCAGCTGCTGGCGCTCCTGGATGGTGGCGCCGGCCAGAGGGATTATGCCGTACTCTGTTTCCCATTCCGGCAGCAGCTCCACTGCGGTGGATGGCTGGAACTCGCGGAGCAGATCATCGGCGCGGGCATCGAGACGGGAGTACTCGGCTGCCAGGGCAAGGAGCGACCTGGTCAGGTTCGTATCCGGTTCCCGCGGCCAGGCGGCACCGCTGGGGAGGAGCGCCTGGAACTGCTGCAGATAGTCAGCGGCGGTCATAGCCACGTAATCTCTCCCATTGCCGGCAGTTCGTAGGCGGTGAAAATAACGGCTGCAGCCGGGTCGGTTACGGTGTGGTCAGTTTCGTCGGCTGCCAGGCTGATGGCTTCGTTGATCTGGCTCATGGGGATAGTGACGACCGGGTCGATCAGCCGGGGCGGCGCGGCAGCCGCGCGGGCAACCAGGTCAGCCAGCTCGGTGGTAACCGCAGTGCGGACAGCGGCAGTATCCGGCACAACGGAGAGGGTTATGTCGAAGTCTTTCGGCTCCGGCGGGAGGACGCGGAGGAACTGGACTCCCTCAGGGCAGAGCAGGACGATGGCGGCGCGCACTTCGGCGCAGAGCTCGGTCGTGGGAATAACAGCGCCGGTGATATCCGCATCGGCGAGAATGAGCAGGTCGACGGTGCCCGGCCCCTGGCCGCAGGGTACGGTCCAGGCATCGGCCACGCCGCTGACGGCTTTTGCCCAGCCGACATAATCATATTTATTGCCGCCGGCCGGCTTGCGCCGTTTTCTCTCCAGGACCCGCACGCGGAAACTCTCGATCGATTCGATATCCGCCCCGAGGAGGAGACCGGCAGGGGTTACCAGGGCCGAGAGCTCGACGCCGTCGACGGGGTTGACCAGGGAAAGGGTGACACCGGCAGCGCAGTTACCGTCCAGACCTGCTACCTGGGCAATGATGCTGACAGCAGCTGTGCCGGCAGCGATTACTGCTGCGGCTGTGGTGCGGTATTCAACACCGTCGCCACGCTGCCAGAGAGTGTCAATTGCTATAACGCTGCCGTCAGTGCCGACGGCGGTGGCCGTCCCGCGAGCATAGCCGCCAGGCTTCAGGGTCAGGCCGTACTCGGCGCCCTCGATAAGCAGCGCCTCTTCTTCGGCGGTAGTGGCGAATTTCTGCTCTGAGATCCATTCCAGATAACCATAGAGGCCATGATTGCCGCCGGCATGGATCGTGGCCAGGACGTTGGTGTTGGAACGGCGCAGCAGTGCGTCGCTGCCGGCCAGCCCGGCGTTGAGATCGACGGCAACGCGCTGCTTCAGCTCCAGGAGTGATGGTCTGTTAAACGGCATTTAAACCCCCCTGCCAGAAATATTCGAAACGGTAGCGGGACGGCGGAGCGTCGCCCCGGTGGATACGGATCTCCAGACCGAGAATGCCGGCGGCGATGCTGGCGGCGGTCACTTCGACCCGGCCGGCAATGCCGTCCTCCACCAGCCAGGCCAGCGACTCCATGGCGTATTCCTCGGCTTTGATCAAGGCCTGGGGCAGCTGCTTCTCCCGTGAGAGGAGCCAGAGACGGGAACCGATCCGGTCACCGTCGCTGTCGGCATAGGTGTCGCCCCACCAGCCGCGGTGATCGCTGCCGGCAGGAACGTCGCCCTCTTCGGCGCGGCGGTCGCTGAAAAGGGAGATGATGACGGCGGTCTCCAGACCGCTGTCCTCGGCCAGGCCGGGCGACAGGATCTGCCAGTCACAATTGCCGTTGTTAAACCGGGTGAGAATGTCCATTTAAGCCGCCTTTACCTTGACAGTGCAGACCAGCGCGGTGGTGATCGGCATAAGCGGTGGGCTACTGGTATCAGGGCCGGACTTAACGCCGGGATGAGTGTGATTATTGAACAGTTCGAGCAGCCGTTCGTCGATGAGTGCCAGCAGGCCGGCGCGCTCGCCGCCGAGGTTGATCTCCGGAGAGATGGCGGTAATCTGCAGCGGCGACTCGGCGACAATGCCGTCCCTGGTCAGATGAACTTTCTGGCCGAGATCGTCATAAAGGGCGGCTTCGCCGGATTGCAGCCCCTTGAGACGGTAGCGGCGATCGTCGATGGCGATGACGATGCCATGGTCGCGGCTGCCGCCGACGGAGAGGAAGACTGCTTCAGCGCCGGGGTGAGGGACGGAGGTGAAGCCGTACTCCTGGAAGCGCTCGACCGTGTCGCGGGTCTCGTCGGCCAAAAGGGCAATCTGCACCTCCTGAAGTTTGAGGCCGTCGTTGACCAGGCGTATGACGCCGCGGCTGACCATGAGACGGATGCGCCGGGCATAGGGCTGGATCAGCTTGCCAAAGAGCCTTACCATGGCGAGACTCCCTTGGCTTTTTTCTCCTTGATAGTCGCATCCTTGCTGGTGCCGGTCAGATTGACGGCGCCGCTTTTGCTGGAGCGCTTGACGTTGGGGAGATTGATCAACTCGAAGGCCTCCGGCCGGCAGACCTCGATTTCGGTGCGGCTGCCGTTTTCGTCCAGGTGGAAGACGACCTTGGGGATGATCATCTCCGGCGGCGCATGGAGATAATCGTCCTGGACCTTTACCAGCCGGTTGGGCAGCCAGATTCCTTTGCCGCACTCCCAGCCGGTGACGGTGTAGACGGCACGGCCGCCGCGGCCGGCGCGGATGTTGCGTTCCCATATGGCGCGATCGCGGTAGGTGGAGCCGGTACCCTGTTCGGCAAAGACGATGAGCGGCCGGTAGCGGGTGATATGGACATCGCTGCAGCTGGCCTTGGTCTGGGCATGGTGCGCGGCGCTGGTGTGATCGCTGCCGGGATTCTGCCCCTTGATGATGTAGATGGAGTGGCGGTCCTTGCAGCTGAACTGGCCGCTGAGCTTCTCGATGTTCTGCCCCTTGACCAGGGCGACCGGGGAGAGCTCGCTGCCGGCACGGGTCAGGAGGAGATTGCCGAGACCGTCGCTCATAAGGAGGATGCCGCGCATGCGGGCGGCGCGATCAAGGGTCTCGAAAGCGGTCTCGCACTCCTGGATGGCGAACTTCTTGAATTTGGCGCCGGTGGGTGCCAGGGTTTTGACGCCGATGGCGAAGGGCTGGCAGATATCGGCAGCGATCCTCTCCAGGGAGACGTTGTGCCATTCGCCGCTTTTAAAGATGGCGGAGCAGTCGACCAGGTCGCCGGTCTTGTCGCGGCCGCTGATGCTGACGCTGTGGCTGGCCTTGTCGTATTCCGGGTCGGCATCGTCGACGTAGCCGGTAATGACCGGGATTTGGCCTAAAAAGAGGCGGCACTCGTCGCCGGGAAAGATCGGCCACATGTTGTCCTGGCCGCTCCAGCGCTCGGAGACACTGAGCTTGAATTCGCCGGCAATCTGCTCCATGCCGAGAGTGACCTGGGCGGTCTGCCAGCCGCCGTAATTGGCGCCGTTTACCTGGAGAGTGACATCAGCCATTGGTCAGTACCTCCAGGGGGATCCCGCCGGGGACGAAGCCGGGATGGCGGATCCGGTTGCGCAGGGCGAGGGCATCGGTGGCGGTGGAGTCGCCGTAGACCTGGTAGGCGATCACCAGGGCCGGCAGGGTGCGCTTTGGGGTGTAGGGGACGATCCGGGCGAGATTGGCGCCGCGGCTGGTGATGTCGACCATGACGGCGAGGCGCAGCTCAAGGAGGGCCTGGTAGACGTCGTTGCTGGCGGCGCTCTCCAGGAGTGCGTCCAGCTGCTCAAGCAGGGTCTGGCGCAGCTGCTGCGCTTCGGTGAAGCTGCTGAATTCGGCACTGGCCGAGACGCGGGCGGCTTCGATGGCGGCGGTGCGCTGGACCAGGCTGATGAGCGCTTTTTGATTGTTGGACTGGGTGACGCTGCTGCCGGTGGTCTCGGGTATTGGCGGCTGGTCGCTGCCGAAGCTGAAGAGATCGCCGTAGGCGGCAATGGCGGCAAAGGGATTCTCGGTCAGCAACTCTACCTTGGCATAGAGCCCCTGCAGCTCGGCTGCCAGGTCAAAGGGGGTGTAGACGAGGTTGGCAATGCCGGTGCGGATCTGATCGAGGGTGGCGACCAGGCCGGTCACTTCTGAGGGGAGCAGTGGCGGAGCGACCAGCTGGCGGACGGCGTTGACCTTGTCGAGGACACTGGCCAGCAGTGCCGTGGCAGCGGCCGGGATGAAGGCGGGCTTGCTGGCGGCATTGAAGGTTTTACCGAAATCATTCCTGGCGGCAGTTGCCGCGGCCGCGGCCCTGGTGGCAACTGCGCCGGCAGTGTCGACCGCTGCGGCCGGCTGCTTGTTGGCGCCGGCGATGACAAACTGCAGGGTGAAGCGGCACATGCCGCCTTCAGCGGTGGTTTCGTTCCAGCGGGGCTTGCCGTTCTGGCTGACCTGGAGAGCGCCGAAGGTCGGATGAACGAGGGTGCCGGGGCCGGGGATCTCCAGGGCGTCAATG